GAAAAAAGTAAATAAAAACATGATAAAAGTCATAAAATGAAAAAAGTAAATAAAAACATGATAAAAGTCATAAAATGAAAAAAGAATTAAAATTCTTAAATATTCCATTCCAGGTTAAAGCTGATTCAGACGATGAGCTTATAATTGAGGGGCATGGAGCAGTAAAGGGAAATATAGACAGTTATAAGGATGTAATTACTGACGGAGCGTTCAAAAAGACCATCAAAGAACAGGGTGATCGAATTGCGTTCTGTTATCAGCACGACATCTATAATCCCATTGGAAAGATTCAAGATATTAAAGAAGATGGTAGGGGCTTATGGCTGAAGGTTAAAATTTCCGATGCTGAAAACGACATTAAGACTAAAATCAGAGAGGGTATTTTAAAAGAAATGTCAATCGGTTATTCGGTAATGGATGCTAAGAGGGGCGAACAAGAGGGTGAAGATGTAAACTTTTTAACTGAGATTAAACTCTATGAAGTTAGCTTAGTTACCATCGCTGCCAATCCTTTAGCAATGATTGAAAGCATGAAGTCAGATGGTGAAACAAACAAGGATGTAATAGAATCCGAGTTTGACCGATTACTAAACATTGAGAGAAGCAAAGAAAAGAAATACGAAATACAGAAGTTAAAAACACTTGTAATGAGTTTGCCGTTTGAATCTAAAGCTACTGAGAAGCCAGCCGAAGAGAATAACACGAATGAAGATGAGCCGATTTTAACAGTTGAGGAAATTAATAACATTTTAAATTCATAGAAATGGAACAAAAACAAGAATTACTCCAAGCCATTGAGCAATATAAAAATGACATGGAGTCAACAGCCGAAAAAATGAAAACGGCTAACGGCGAAGAGCTGGAAAAATTGCAAAAGAGTTTAACTGCCGCAACTGAGGCGCGTGACATCATGCAGAAGCAGTTAGACGGAATTGATACCAAATTGAAAAACTGGTCTAAATTCCAAGAAGAGCAGAAAGAAAAGGAGGGCAAAAGTATTTACGAAGCTGCTAAAGAATTATTCCATTCTGAAGCATTCCAGGCTGCACGTAAAGAAAACTTTGCAAAGAACCCTAAGTTTACACTTGATGTAAAGGTTGATACTTCGGCTATTACTGGAAATGTAAACCGTACACAACAGAGCTACTCTGTAAACTATCCACCTGAAAACCAATTAGCGTTTATCGTTAACTTTGGTGGTGGGGGTTCTATCGGACAAGATAAAAACCGTGTACTTTGGGTAGAGGGTGCTTATACCTCTAACGTAGGTTATGTATCTGAGGGAACAGGACAGGCAACTGCTGACAGCGGTACGGCTACTGAAAAAGCCCGTGAAATGGCTAAAGTTTCAGCCAAACTTCCTTTAACTGCTGAAATGATGGAAGATGCGGATTACTTCGCCACTTCATTGCGTAACAAAATGCAAGAGAAATCTCTTCTTTTTGAAGATGGTGAGGCATATGACGGTGACGGATCAGACGGTGTTAATCCTAAACATATCTACGGTATTAAAGGACAAGCTACTGCATTTAACGCTACTACTGCTGGTGTTGCTGCTTCTGTTGATTCAGCTAACATCGGTGATTTGGTTGATGCTATGGTACTTCAGGCGGAAAAAGAAAACTTCCGCAATACAAATATCATATGGATGAATCCTTCCGACTTCTTCAAATTCAGAACTACTAAAGATGCTGACGGAAATTACTTGTTCGTAAGTGATGTAAACGGTCAATATTCAATCAGAGGTATTCGCGTGGTTCGCTCTAACCGTGTAACTGCTGGTGATATGCTTTCTGCTGATACTACCAAACTTCAATACTGGTCAAAACGTCAGCCTGAGATTAAATTCTCACAGATGAATGGAACTGATTTTGTTGATGATGCTTGGACTGCTGTATTCTTTGTACGTTCTCAGGTAGTTGTTGAAACTCCTGATCAGAAATCTTTGATTTTTGTAGATGATATTGATACTGCAATAGGAACATTAGAAACTGTATAGTTATGAAAAAAGTAGTATTATTTGTAGCAATAGTATTAATGGCGATTGCCTCAATGGGGCAGAAAGCCAATTCATTTGTAGATTTTGCGGCTGATTCTACTCTTAATGCCGAAACTGTATATTTAGTTATCAGTTCTCCAACTGCTATTAAGGTTAATCATGCAGTTACTTTAAACCTGGTTCCGGTCAACACTTCGGGCACCGCTACTGTAACTTGTGTGCCACAGGGTTCTAGTGATAACTCAGTATGGTTTGATTTAGAGTCAAGTGCCAGCACGGTTAACAATGCTGGGACCGTTGCGACTGTTAAGTACGAATATCCGAATGCTTATTGGAGATATTACAGATATAAACTGGTAAGTACAGGAACAGGCGTTACACACTTTACTGGTGAATTGGGATTGAAAAAGAAATAGCGTATATGGTGAAAGGGTGGTTCGATTCCACCCTACGCACAAATTTTATATATTATGAAATACAAAGCAGGCAAAAATTGGACAGGGCTAAAAGAGTTTGAAAGTGACAAAGAGATATTCAAGAAATTAGCCGAGCAGGGACATTTAAAAAAGATTGAACCTAAAGTTTCAAGCAGAAAGAAAAAAGTAGTAGAACCCGAAAAGAATAAGTAATGCAAATAAGGTATTCAAACATAGGGACCGAGCCGATAACACAGGCAGAGGTTAAAAGCTGGTTAAAGGTTGACTTCGCGACAGAGGACACCTTGATTGATGCTCTGATTACCCAAATACGGGAATTATCAGAAGAGGCGAGTGGTTTGTCATTGGTTACTAAGACTATTGAATACTTTGAAGAGGATGAATGTATAATAGCTGATTGGGTAAAACTGCCTTATCCCGAACATGATTCGATTACTGAAGTTGTTTACAACGGTGAAACATTAACGAGTGATTCTTATTCAGTAACGGGATTAACTCAAAAGCTGATTAAGATAACAGGAAGTATTTCAACCGATGCCGACACGCTAAACGATAAGGGGTTAAAGGTTACTTACACTGCAAAAGGTACTTGTCCATCGGGTGTTAAATTGGCGATGTTAAAAGAGGTGGCAGAGGCTTACGAACGAAGAGGAAGCACTACGGAAGAAACGGTTAACAATTTGACGAGCAGTTTTTATAATTACTTACAGCAATTTAAGGCTTATTAATGGAAATAGGTAAACTCAATAGACGGATAACGGTAACAAGCTACGGGGCGAATACTTCGACTGCTACGGGTGGATATACTAAAGGTGCTGCAACCGATGTTGATACCTGGTGCCATGCTAAACCGTTAAGCCAAAAGGAAAGCCTAATAAACGGGCTTCAGATAGGGCAAAGGGCTTATGAGTTTACGTTTAGATACGAAAAAGGAAACGAAGTAAGTCAACAGACTGATTTGACATATGAGAGCAGGAACTTTAGAGTGATTAGCATATTGGAGATTGACGAGTATAAACGAGTGGTTAAGGTATTGGCAAACGAAAGGACAGACTAATGGGTGTTGATTTAAAACTTGATCCGATAAGTGAGAGAGCGTTTAAGAAGAACTTAAAGCAACTCGATAATTACCCCAAAGAGGTGTTTAGGTCAATTGTTAGTATTCTTTTCGATATAAGGACAGCGGCACAGAATAGATTGAAAGAGAATGGAAATATAGTAACTGGTAGGCTTAGAAATTCGTTATTTGTTAAAACACCAAATCAGATACACGCAAAAAGAGCATCAAATGCGTTATCATACAGTTACAAAGGTGGAAGCGAAAAGAGGTCTTTAGATGTAGCGTTGAGAGGATTTGAGGGTGCGGTAGGAACAAATGTTGAATATGCTTCAAGTATTGAGAATGGTTCTGCACCACACAAAATAACGGCAAAAACGAGCCGAGGATTAAGGTTTAAGATAGGCAAGCAGTGGATAACTAAACAGAGTGTAAATCATCCCGGGTATTCGGGCAAGTCTTTTTTGGGTTGGGCAGTTAAAAATACAAACTTTGAAAAGAGATTTGACGAAGCAAGGAAAAGAATAGAAAAGAAACTCAAATGAGGGATTGTAAAACGGAATTAATAACAGGATTGAAAACAGCCATTGACGCAAAGTCAACGGGGTTAACTTTTTACACGAAAGTTCCCAAAGGCATTAGCTATCCTTTTATTTA